CGCATATATTTATAAAAATAAAGTTGAGTGTGAGTGCTTAGAAAATAATAAAAGATTCATGAAAGATTTAAAAAGATATTACCGTTCGTTGGATGACTTGATTAAAGAAATCGAACAATAATAAAATTTCCAGGAAAAAATGAAACGCGTAAAATTAAATGTCCCTTCATAATCAAATGCTTGCCATTGTAATATACGAGTATAAACATTATAGTAACTTATACAATAGATATGCCGCTCCATTTCAATACTTCCGTATATACACCCATGTACGAATGTAATAAAAAACAGTATATACGCTTTCTCGTTTCTGATTCAATTAAACAGCGTGTAGACTATTTCCACACACGAAAAATACCATCAACACCCCGTGTAGACAATCCCCTCGAAGGAAATATTCTAACCGTGAAAGTTCCATATAGATATAGACGGGTCATGTGTAAGTACGAAGGTGCACCCGTTCAGTCACTCGAAAAAGGTGATGACGTCGAAGTTGATATAGATTTCATGGGATGTTGGAACGTTGGTGACTATGGTGGGTACTCATGGAAATTGTCGTATATAAAGTTAGTACACGCGAATACAGTATGAAACTTACACGGACGGGATATATTACACCAGATACACCGGAAGTTAAAAAGGAATTAACGGTTCGTCCAGTCGTTAATGGGGATTTCGGTCAGGCACCCCCTTCGTTTAAAGTGTTTAGGAAATCGAAATCTGGTTTGTGTGTACCGAGGTTTTACGGTGAACAGAAGTTTGGGACACCTCAGGAAGATAATAGACCAGAACCCGCTAAAATTAAAATAAAATTTAAGGGAAAGTTACGCGATGAAACGTTTCAGAATACCGCACTTTCCAAAGCTGTTGAAGCTGGTCACGGCATTCTTTCGCTCCCATGTGGGTTTGGTAAGACGACCGTATCCCTGGCCATAGCGTGTAAACTTGGGTACCGTACCATGATCGTGGTACACAAGGAATTCCTAGCGAACCAGTGGCGTGAACGTATCCAGCAGTTTTGTCCCGGGGCGACGATTGGAATCGTGCAGCAAAATAAAAAGGAGACGAATTGTGATTTTGTAATCGCCATGCTTCAGTCACTCTCTCTCAAAGAATATTCGTTTGGGGATTTTGATAGTATAGGAACCCTCATCGTCGACGAAGCACATCATATATGCGCAAAAGTATTTTCGCAATCACTTTTCAAAATGTGCCCGAAACACATTTACGGATTATCAGCAACTCCGAATAGAAAAGACGGGCTCACAAAAGTGTTACACTGGTTTATGGGCCCCACATTCTTTTCAGTTGAAAGAGAGAACCAAGAACAAGTGGATGTATTTCCCCTCGAGTTTAAATGTGACCGGTACGAAGATCCACCACCGTGTACACGCTTCGGTAAATTGTCTTTAGCGACCATGGTTACGGAAGTTACGGAAATACCTGACAGAAACAGGCTTATTCTATCAACGATTAAAGATCTTTCGAAAACAACGCGACAAATTTTAGTTCTCAGTGATAGACGGTTCCATTGTGAATTTATGCACGATAAGTTCAAAACAACTTCGGGGTTGTACATGGGTGGTATGAAAGAAGCGGATCTTACAGCATCTAGTAAAAAACAAATCATATTCGCGACGTTCAGTCAGGCACACGAAGGGTTGGATATCCCAACACTCGATACGGTCATTCTCGCAACCCCTAAATCGGATATTATTCAGTCTATTGGGCGTATCATGCGGGAGACGGATGGTAAGAAGAATAATCCACGTATTTACGACGTGGTGGACCAATGGTCTGTATTTTTTGCTATGTATAACAAACGTCTCAGGGTATATAAACAGGGTGGATTTAACATTTCGGGTCACTCATCGGAAAAACCAAAACCGAGTGCCTTTTCGGTTGGAAAATGTCTCATACATATATAAGATGACCCGGTGTTCCACTGGACGGTCAACGCAGAAATACAAGGGGGGTGGTACTGATCTAAGTGATATATTGGAATCGGAAGGTGATATTATATACGCAGACGCAACCTTATCAGCAGAAAACCTCGTAATCAGTGGGACACCTGGCGATGTTCTTAAAGTTTCAGCATCCGGTATTCCTGAATGGGGTACTAGTACAAGTCAATGGGCGACTTCGGGGAATGACATTTCTTATATAACTGGTAATGTTGGTATCGGGACGACATCACCCGATGCTACTCTCCACGTCGTTGGAAATACATTCGTCAGCACGGACCTCGGTTTAGGTGGAACTCTAACCATGGGAACTGTCCTCGTCGAGGCGCTACACGAACTTTCGGCTATCACGGCTACCGGGAACGTCACACCACACGTTATAGAATTCACTAACCCTACGACGGGGTTTGTGACAACTGGGAATGTTTCCATGGGGAAAGACTTGACTGTCGCTGGTAACGTAGCAGTGGATACAAATACACTCTTCGTCGATTCTGTGAATAATAGGGTTGGTATCGGGACGTCGACACCACAATATAGACTGGATGTAGGATCTGGCGGTGGTGATGTGATGTTACGCGTTATGAACGGTCTTGCTAGCACCGGAAAACTACTTTTTGGGTGTACGGGATCCGCTGACACTAGGTCTTCCGCAATCGAAGTGAGGAATAATGGTGACGGTGATAATAATTACATGAAATTTTTAGTGCATGATGGGGGTGGGGTTTCGCCGTTCGAAGGACGAACAGAAGTTATGACCCTGAGAGGTGATGGAAACGTCGGCATCGGGACGAATGCTCCGGGTTATCCCCTCGATGTGAATGGCGCAATTCGTTATTCTGGTACGACATACAACACTACACTCCTTGGATCGGATACCGTGCCAATGAAAGATATAAAAGTTAATTCCAGTGCTCTTCCAGCTGCAAACTGGTACAGAATCGCTAAAAATGGTCAAGCTCTCGATGGTCAAACAGGTGGTGACCGTTGTATGGCTCGGTTTACTATAGTAGATACGAAGACCGCCCAACATTCATATAGATCTTTTTACGCGGGTGGTACTTTCAGGAGAGAACCATTTTTTCATTTACTATCGAACACATCCTATACTGATGGTGGTGTAGCACAGAAGGTTCGTATCGTTCAATCGTCTGGTAGTGACGGAGAAGGGATAGGCATTGATGTATATCTAGACGTCGAGCCCGCAGCAGGTCAATTTCAGGTTGTTATGGATGATAATTATTATCCTTCTGGTTATGTATTGGTAGATTTTGAAGCGGACCCAGATACTACAGGTATGGATGTATTTGAGTACAATCTAGACGATCTTATGTGGTGTGTGTCCCACGATAGTGCCTCATCGGGTATATTTTTAAAGAAAGGGGGTAATGTCGGCATCGGGACGACGACTCCGGGGTACATTCTAGATGTCAGTGGTGATATCAATTTCACTGGTGAAATTCGTAAAGGTGGTGTCATACAATCATTCGGTGGTGGGTCTTCGCCATGGACGTATACAGCTGGTTCTAGTGGCGGTACGCAAAATTTAGTGTTCGATGACCAAGCTCCTGGAACAACGTTTACAGGTACTCTGAGTGGTAATGCGAATAATACAGCAATTCGTGACACGACAAACGGATACATCCGTGTGACCCAAGGGGGTACATCTCTTACAGGTTCTGTATATTGGCAAACGACCCTAACTAATAACTGGGAAGCTACATTTGAAATCTATATTTTACCCATAAATTACGGTGGTGCTGATGATATGCGTTTCGTGTTCTATGCGACTAACCCAATTACTACCAATGATGGTGCGACTGGAACGGACGGTCACGGGGGAGCGTATATGCGCTGGGAGTATTATGGTAGTGATTATGTGGAGTTATATGATCATACAGCGACCATGATAACACAAGCAGCTGCCTCATTACAAATGAGTGGATGGATGCCTGTGACCGTTACGTTTAATAATGGCGTGCTGACCTCTACTATTACGAATTCCGGTGGAACAACCCTCAACACAACTACGCATGATTTCGGTACGACTTATGCAGCACTCTATAACACACCTACGTATGTCGCAATTACAGGACGAAGTGGTGGTGTACAAGCCGAGGATCGCGTACGAAACATAACAATCAATGCCTTAAACGTTCAGACGGCTAGCACATTAACCCGCATTAACACGAACGTTGGTATCGGAACTATAACACCCGCGTACACCCTAGATGTCACGGGGGATATCAATTTTACGGGTGCGCTCACTCAAAACGGTTCGGCTTACGGTGGTGGTTCATCTCCATGGGTAACATCGGGGAGTGTTATTTCTTATACAACCGGTGATGTCGGTATCGGAACAAACATTCCACAAGGAACTTTACATCTATCATCAGGCACTACCGGCGACTGTCGTTTAATTCTTCAAGCCGATACAGATAACAATGACGAGGGTGACAACCCCCGGATAGAATTTTGGCAGGATGGTGCCATTCAAGAAAGTGCTATAGGAATGACAAGTAATCGTCTCAATTTTTGGAATTCAGTTGGGGATGGCGGTATAGCATTTCATACCGGTACGGTGGACGGGTGGACCAATGCTATCGAGCGCATGACGATTACATCGTCAGGGAATATCGGTATTAATAAGACAATCCCCAACTACACTCTAGATGTTGTAGGGGATATCAATTTCACTGGTGAAATTCGTAAGGGTGGTGTCATACAATCATTCGGTGGTGGTAGTGGTGGGTCTTCGCCATGGGTAACATCGGGAAACGATATTTCCTACTCGACGGGTACGGTCAAGGCTGCCGCTTTTGACGGTGTTAATAAAGTAATCTATGCTACAGCTGAAAAGGCGGTTAGTACATGGACGTCTCGTGCCATCGTCACGAATGCTTGGTCTAGTGTAACATGGTCCCCCGAATTGACTCTATTTGTTGCGGTGGCAGCTACTGGTACCACTAGGGCTGCGACAAGTCCTGATGGGGTCGTATGGACGAATCGTACCATAGATATGGGAAGTCTTTGGTCTAGTGTAACATGGTCCCCAGAATTGTCTCTATTTGTTGCGGTTGCAGATGGTGGTGCCTATCGGGCTGCGACAAGTCCTGACGGGATCACATGGACGAATCGTACCATAGCTGTTAATTATTGGAGTAGTGTAACATGGTCCCCCGAATTGTCTCTATTCGTTGCGGTGGCATATACTGGTACCAATCGGGTCGCGACAAGTCCCGATGGGGTCACATGGACAGGTCGTACCATAGCTGCTAATAATTGGGGATCTGTAACATGGTCCCCAGAATTGTCTCTATTTGTTGCGGTGGCATATGGTGGGGTCGCTACAAGTCCCGATGGGGTCACGTGGACGAATGGTGTCATAGATACGGGGGGTGGTTGGTGGGGTGTGACATGGTCCCCCGAATTGTCTCTATTCGTTGCGGTGGCAAATACTGGTACCAATCGGGCTGCGACAAGTCCCGATGGAATCACATGGACAGGTCGTAGCATCGATGCGAACAGTCAGTGGTATGGTGTAACATGGTCCCCCGAATTGTCTCTATTTGTTGCGGTGGCAGCTAATGGTACCACTAGGGCTGCGACAAGTCCCGATGGGGTCACGTGGACGAATCGTGCCATAGATACGGGGAGTGCTTGGCGAGATGTAACATGGTCCCCAGAATTGTCTCTATTCGTTGCGGTGGCAGCTTCTGGTACCAATCGGGTCGCGACATCCGATTTGGGAATCCCAACATCCCTAAACACACCCATGGCACACCCGGGACAATTACACGTGGATACCGCTACTGGCAACGTCGGTGTAGGGACGTCGACTCCGACTGTGGATCTAGATGTCGCTGGTGATATTACTTGTACAGGGACTATCAGACACAGAGCGTTTGCGTTTTATGCGAGTGCCTCTGGTGGACAGATTGTAACTGGTGAGGGTATATTATCCGACTTTAGTTCAACGATAACTGTAGATTTTGATTATACCCCAACTGGATCAGCTTCGTCCAACGGATTTCGATCATCCGGTGGACCTCCCAATAATCAGGGTACATATTTCGCTCCAGTAGATGGGATCTACCACGTATCATGTAAAGTGAGACTTCCCGATGCAGAAACCGCACAACAAGAAATCCAATGGTATATTAAGAGAACAAATGGAAACGAAGACATGTGGGAAAGTTTCGAAATGTGGATGTCACCCGCCGATGGTGGTGGTCGTAGAGCTAGTATGAGCTCTGCTATAGTTAAATTATCGACAGGTGAAGGTATATTTCCCCGTGCAGATGGAGCTACTGTTACTCTTAATCGAGCGACGTTCGGCGGACACTTCTTGGGTACCTATTAAATAAATTTCCTCCAAAGTGCCTCCCACTTTGTAAGAAAAAACCTTATACATAGTAGACATGGCTGCGAACGGTATCCTAAACTTTCAGGGAACTAATAAAGCTACATTCGTTGGAGCCTCGTCAAATATAGTGTTAGACACAGTAACCTCTAGTTTGGGGGTTGGTGTCGACGTCAACGGACCGACTTCTAATTTACACGTTGTCGGGAACGCATATGTTTCTACAGATGTGACAATCGCGGGGAACATCGATTTTCAAACCATCACTCAAAATGGGGTGGCTTTTAGTGGTGGTGGTGGTGGTGGTACATCTCCGTGGTTACAGACAACTGTTGGTACACCGGCTGATGGTATATATTATACAGCTGGTAACGTAGCGGTCGATACAAATACGTTCTTCGTCGACACGACAAATAATAGGGTTGGTATCGGGACGACTACACCCGGGTCAGCCCTAGATGTATCCGGAACTGTGACAGCCACTGCATTTGCGGGGAATGCGACATCTGCGACACAATGGGTAACCGCGAGAACAATCACAGTAACCGGTGGCGTAACAGGGACAACGAGTTCATTCGATGGATCTGGAGATGCTACATTGGTAACTACACTCACAGACCTGGATGCAGCCAAAATCACGGCTGGAACACTCCCGGCGTCTCGTGGTGGTACAGGAACGACGACGAGTACTGGATCGGGGAGTGTCGTTCTTTCAGACGCACCCTCTTTCACTGGCGACGTCACTTTCGACACAAATACACTCAAAATCAACTCGACCAATAATAGAGTCGGGATCGGTGTGACACTTCCGGGGTACACTCTAGATGTCGCTGGTGATATAAACATTCCCACGGGTGGTGAAATCCGTAAAGGTGGGGTTGTACAAACACTCGGTAGTATTTTTTCAACTGACAGTACAAAGGCGTATTATACCGATGGACCCGTCGGTATTGCGAATGTAGAAGCTTTGACCACGCAAACACTACAAGTAGGGGCGAATGTCGCGGTTAATGATACAGCGAGTGATAAGCTTACCGTCGTGGGAAGTGTGTACGTGACTAGGAACTTACACGCTGTCGATTTAGTAAAAACATATGAAGTGAATTGTAACGCACTTTTCATTAAAGATGTTCGGGTGACCAATCAACTACCTGAAGACGGTAACGATGCCGGGTATACGCCGAATGTATTATAAGTTTATATCAGGGGAATTAATATATCATTTTTAATTAATGACAGCGGTTGGGTCAACTATTCTCGGTCGGGGCATTAATTCGCAATTTGGATATTCGGTAGCTATGAATTTCGCAGGTGATCGTATTGTTGCGAGTGGTATAGAATATAGTAGTTATCGGGGGTATATAGGTATATGGAATCTCGTTAATGGGGCGTGGGTTCAATACGGAAATTATATAGAAGGACCATTACCTGCTGGTAAATTCGGACACTCCGTTTCCATGAATTATGCAGGTACACGGATAATCGTAGGCGCACCCGACGTTAAAACCGTCTACGTCTACGATGATACTGGTTCGGGGTTTCCAGTAGATGCCGATCATGTTATATCGCGAAGTGGAAGTCCGAGTTTCGGGTATGCTGTTTCCCTCGCAGCTGGTAAGGGACTTCGGTTTGTAGCAAGCGCACCCGAATACGGTTCGGGTGTAGTCTACGTGTATCAAAAAGTATCCGAATCGCTCGCGAATGGGTGGGCATTACAACACACAGATGATGGATCGAATATATATAATCATGTTCCCGTTACTACTGGTTCATATATACGATTAAACGCTTCATTTAATCGATACGGACATTCGGTCCATATGGCCGCATTCGGTAGACATTATATCGCAGGTATGCCTGGTACGAGAAAAGAAAGTTATCCACCGAGTGACCATAATGGTAGTGGTACGTATAACAATATAGCGTATTCTACTAATTTTACTACCTACCTAGGTGGATCTAATTATAGTACCGTTCCTTTTTTTTACAATAATACAAGCAACGCTATTAGACCTCAGTATCAATTAAGATACCCGCAGTATCAAGTTGGGTACGTTAGAGTAAAAAAATGTCCAGATGATGGAAATTGGACCTCTGGTGTTACGACAGTCGGTGGTACTAATAGTACATCAGCTGGTGAAGGTGGTGCTGGGACAATTAAAGGTCCGAACGAGGCTAGTACTGTTCTAAGTGGTTGGAACGATTACCAGGGCGATTCCTTTGGGGGGTTTGGGTCAGCTGTTCAAATCTCACCCGACGGGAGTAAACTCTCCGCATCTGCACCTGGCTGGTCTAATGGTTCGTTTACAGATTCACACTCTGGAAGACTTCTTTATTATGAATATAATACTATCAGCAGTAGCTGGACTGAAGGTACACGACCGAATTTCAATACGTTCATACAAACGCAGCACGGATACGCTTTAGCCATGGGATCTGATGCGTCGCGTATATTCGCAACTATGTATGATGGTACACAACTGTTTTTACCGTACGATTATTCGGGTACGGAGTGGTACCGCGCAGCGGAGCCTCAATTGGGGGCTTCCACGCATGTAGGGCAATTACAGGGATTTTCGATAGCTACGACGAGTGGTGACCGCGTAATAACTGGTAGTCCTGGAATGCCAGGTAATGGATACACTACTAGAGTCGGAGAGGTTCGTGTTTATGAATACCCCTTAACGAGTGTCTTTAGGGGGAACTCATTATTCGAAGGGTATATTAAAGCTGATGAGATTGTCGTAGGGTCTACGACGAATAACACAAATACGAAACGAATATTATTTGGTGGTACCAAAGGTGATAATGTAGTTAACGCATCAACCATGGAAGTGGTACATATCGGTACTACCGGGGAGCGCGATTCGGAAATACTCACATCGAAATGGTATGGGCCCGATAGCGATGGATCTATGGGTGTTCCCCACGGGTCTGAAACGGTGGCATGGACTGACACTATGTCAAACGATCGGTTTTTATATGGAGACCGATTACGTTTAAAGGCACCTAAAATAGAGTTTCATCTACAACCATCAAATGCGTACTATGACGCTCAAAAGTATTCTGAACAACCGATCATCACGATCACTAGCCAAGATCCCGGACTTGTAGATAACAGTAGTTTCCCCCCCAGGTTCCTCACCAACATACGATCGGGGAGTACGACATCAACGAAATATGCCGGTCTACGCCTCACTTCTGCGAGTACAAATACGTGGAATGGGGATACACATGGTATGCCATCCGATGGAGATTATTATACGTTCACACCCGCGAACGATGGATGGTTACGTTTATATGGTGGGGCTAGTGGCCAGGGAAATATGACCGGAAATTACGCAGGATTACAAGTTGGAAATTTATACATTAATGGAACCGCAACTGCTACAATGGACGTTGTCGTAACTTCCGACAGACGTCTCAAAACAGATATCAAAAGAATAGAAGGTGCTTTAGATAAATTAACCAAGATCAATGGGTACACGTATACACACAACGAGCAAGCTTCATCTGGGTGTATGGCCCAGGAAGTAAAGGAAGTTCTTCCAGAAGTTGTAAGAGGTTCAGAGGACACGGTGTACGCACTCGCATACGGAAACATGGCAGGTTTGATAATAGAAGCTATAAAAGAATTAAAAAGTGAAATAGATGAACTTAAATCTTCTCATGCTACTGTATAATGTCCGGATACCCGATAAGTTTAACCGCTCTATCTGTATCCGATGGTAAATCAGCACCACACGGACTTACCGAATTGCGGGGTACAACTTTTTCGGATGGTACATCGGCACCGGCATCCGGGACTATTCGATTTCTTGATTTTTTAAATAAATCGTTTGGTAACACCCCCACCGTGTATCCTGCTAGACTTCACGCTTCGTATCCAGCAGCCGACGATCAAGTAGGTTCATCAATTTCGATTTCTGGGAACTATGCTATCGCAGGGGCTCAATTCGCGGATCCATATGGAAGATCATCTGCGGGGGCTGCGTACATATTCGAAAGGACTTCAACAACCTGGGTACAAAGGGAGATACTTATCGCTTCAGATGCAACTGCAGGTGATAGTTTTGGAATAAGTGTTTCTATTTCCGGGGACTATGCTGTTATAGGAGCTAGTGGTGCGGATCCAAATGGGTCGAGTTCGGGAGCTACGTACATATTCAAAAAAGCTGCTGGAGGAACATCTTGGTCGCAACAGACAAAACTTACCCCCGCAGGTGCAGTCCCGGGTGATAAATTCGGAGAAAGTGTTTACATTTCCGGGTTAGACGTTATCATAGGAGCTAGTGGTGCGGATCCAAATGGGTCGAGTTCGGGAGCTGCCTATGTATTCGTAAGGTCTGGATCAGATTGGTCACAGCAGGCAAAACTTACCCCTACAGATGGCGAGTTCGCTGATAGTTTTGGAATAAGCGTTTCCATTGATGGAAATTATGCTGTCATAGGAGCCTATCGCGAAGATCCAGGTGGAGTATCCGGGGCGGGATCCGCGTACGTATTCTACAGATATTCTACGTCTTGGTCACAACAGGCGAAACTCGTGGCTTCCGATAAAGGCACAAATGACCAATTTGGACGTAGTGTTTCCATTTCGGGGGGGTATGTTATCGTAGGAGCTGCTTTTGAAACTTCTCTCGGTTCGGCTGCGGGATCTGCGTACATATTCGTAAGGTCTGGATCATCTTGGTCACAACAGGCGAAACTCGGGGCTTCTGATACAGTCTCAGGTGATACCTTTGGGAAAAGCGTTTCCATTTCCTCGGCAGGTTATGCTATCATAGGAGCTAGTGGAGCGGATCCAGATGGACTATCCGGGGCGGGAGCTGCTTATGTATACGTGAGGTCTGGATCATCTTGGTCACAACAGGTGAAACTTATTTCTCCGAATCCAGCTGGGGGTGGTTATTTTGGGACAAGTGTTTCCATTGATGGGGACAGGGTTGTCGCAGGAGCCCCTCGCGAATATATAAGTACAGTGCGCGGAGGATCTGCACACGTATTCAAACGGGCTTCAGGTACGGCAAATTGGTCAAACCTGACAGGGTAGACACGAAACTCTAAAAATGTAACACGTGATGTTTTGTCACGTGGTACATTCATAATACTTACTTCTTAACAGAGTCCATCGCGGCAAGCGCGAGAACCCCAACGATGAAAAACATGACAACGTAATTGCATTCCGTGGTTTCATCGATTGTGGGCTGAGCCTTTACAACCCTTTTCTTCTGTACTCTTTCAAATTTTGGATTCACAACTTCTCGCTTTCGGGGAGCTGCCGGGATTTCGAGCGGGTCGTCGAAATCTATAGGAGCATACCCTATCATTTATACTATGTTCACAAATTAATTTCAACCTTCTTCTTACGACCACGCTTCGTCTTTGCCGCCGGCATTTTAACTTCCTTCACTTCATCATCACCTTCATCCACGACACCACATTCTGAGACAATGTCGGATATATCATCACCGTCATCGGGAACATCGGGTGTGTACTCGACGGATCTCTGCATGGGTGTCGTGTTCATGGGAGGTGTCGGGGGCATCATGATACTACCCATCAAGCTTGAAATGTCGAGACCAGGTCCCTTCATTTCATATCGATCACCCGAAGGTGCCGACGAAGGCTGTCGTTGGGATTGACCCGCCATCGTACTTTGAACCGCGCTCATCATGTTATTCACCAAATCCGGATTTTGTTTCATGACATCATTCACATTCGGCATAACCGATTTAAACATGCTATTCGTGAGATGGAACATCATAGCACTTCCACCGAGCATCATTATCAATTTCACTTCTGGGGCGACATTCATCTTCGTGCGATACTTTACGAATAACTCTTCAAACACTTCATCATAATCATCTTGGGTTTCCATCACATTTTCAGACCAGCCTTCGAGTTGAATCTCGAACGGGTTATACCGCTTATTAAGAAACTCAAGACCTGTGACACACGCGACGAGCATGCGCCTAGAAAACTTAATCGATTTATCGACATCAATACTATACGTGATTCGTTTCACTTCCGTTCGTAGTTCATCAACGGGTGAATACGCATTCAATCGTTTATTTACGTTAAATCCTCTCTTTTCGAGGCGACCGAGTTTATTCACCAGGTCGGACTTTTCCTCGTCAATCGTCTTATACCCGGGTGACGGTACATCTTCCTGCGGTTCCATGGAGTCGTACCCCATACCAGGTCCGTTATCATATGGTGTATCATCCATATACTCTCCATGATCGACCGCCTCTTCTGCCTGGGGTGGGGGAGGTGCACTCTGTTTCACAGGGTTCGCGAAGGCGTCGACATCTTCTTGTAGACCCCCTCCCATCGAATGGTGTCCATGCATTCTCTGTACATTCGGAGGGGCATGTGTGCGTGGTCGAGAGAAATCTAATTGTATTTCATCCATCATGGCTTGTTCGTTATCATCTAACTTCATGACAGATCTAGTCCCCCTGTCGAGAATAATTTCACCGTCCATTACTCTGTATATTGAAACTAATCTTTTCTCTTTAACGCACTTTATAAAAAAATCTCAGTACATAACAAATGAAACTTAACAATACGAATCGGTCGACGCTGAGAGCTATCGCGATTACACTGCTGCTATTGGTAGTCATCTCCATGCTATTCAAAGATAGACGTAGTATGTACGAACCCAGGACGATTTCAATCGAACCCGTGTCTGAGATGTCATTGTCAAGCTTGAAGAGTAGCCCCGAGTGTACTAACGACAGTGTGTATTCCACGAGTATGGGTGGTGTTTGTGGTGGACAACAACTTGTACAAGATCACGCCAATTACAAAATTGTAGATTAAATATAGTAAATACCTTTTCACTCTCCATTTAAATTTAGTATAAATTTTTAAGTGGATAATTTCTGTGTGTATTATAAATGGCACTCGTTACAGCGCCTCAGCCGACTATCCCCGATTTCGAACACGAATACCATACGGTTATCGTTGATACGACAGATCAGGAGAGTGCCCAAATGACAAACGGGATTACCGTTTTTTTACCTACACCTCTTGAAAATATCGTACAGGTTCAATTAACGGCCGCCCGCTTCACTGGCATTACCAACACTACGAATATTATCCACGTTTCGATTGACGAATTGAAAAATACGTTTTTCCAACGCGCGAAGAAAGACTTAGATGGAGCCGATAATCACATAAATGGGTCTTTCGGTTCGATCGTCACTGCAGGTGCAACAAGCTTGACATTCAAAAATGAGTATCCACTTGTTCAGCAATATATCACACCCATCCGTAAACTCGATCGACTGAATCTAAAATTATATAAACAGGATGGTGATGAGGTTGCAGATGCCACAAAGGCTTTTATGGTATTTAAATTTATCTGTAAAAAAAGAAATATGATGTGATCGTTTCAGGGCGTTACGTATATGTAATTTAAAAATAACATTAATATAATAAGCATGTCATCGGGACTCGTACAGCTCGTAGCCGTAGGTGCCCAAGATGAACATATTATAGGTGAACCTGAAATATCATTTTTCACGTCCACCTTCAAAAGACACTCCAACTTTTCACAGTCTGTAGAAAAACAAACGATACAAGGGGCTGTGAAAGGTAATTCCATGTCATCAATCCGCCTCGAACGAAACGGCGATTTACTTGGATACACGTATTTTACCATTGATAATAATACGAAGGCCGTCGATATTCAGGATTGGGGTAGAATAATCGATAAAGTCGAACTTCTCATCGGTGGGCAAGTTATAGATGCACAAGATCACGATTTCACCGAGAAAATTGCGATTGATACATATGCTCAAAACGTATCTAAGAGTTCAAACGGTACACATCCAGGTGCGAGCGCCCGGTCGTATTTCTACCCGCTCCGATTCTTCTTTTGTGAAGGACCACAATCAGCACTCCCGCTCGTAGCCTTACAGTACCAGACTGTCGATCTACGCATTTACTGGGGACCCGATGCCAGTGACTATAACGTAGAAGCATATGCGAACTATTATTACCTGGATAACGAAGAACGCGGGATTATGAATTCTCGAAAGCATGATATTCTCATCACACAAGTTCAGAAAAGTGTTCCTTCCGGCGAACTTACACAAGAACTCACGTTTAATCATCCGGTCAAGTATATCGCGTGTTCTAATACAAATTCAGAAAGTACGTTTACGTCTATCGATAACAAAATTAAGATGAGTATTAACGGAACTGATATTAGTGCATTTAAATGGGCGAAACCGCATTTCGTTGATATCATGACGTACTATCATACAAATTTTGTCACGTCTCCAGATTTTTTCATTCACTGTTTTTGTCTAAACACGAGTTCTCTCCAACCATCCGGATCCTTGAACTTTAGTCGTCTAGATTCCGTGAAAATTCATAGCGAAAGTAAACTTATCATCGACCCGATTTACGCAGTAAACTATAACATTCTCAGAGTGAATAATGGCATGGCGGGGCTCATGTATGCGAATTAAAATGCGATACTATATTAAATGCCGAAGAACTTGAGTACTGTCGGTGGTGCTACGAAACTTCGTTTCGGTAAAAACTGTCGAGAAGACCAGGCGGAAAACTCGATCGTATTCAATGCGAGTGAAGAAAAGATTGACGCAACAGGTGCGAGTGGTTTGTATATCACGCCACTCGAATTAGCATCTATTTTTACAGGTGTAGGTTCGGATGACACGACCAATACATTCGTCGCGTATAATCAAAGTACACATCAACTTTTTAGGACACAGGTCCCTTTATCTATTTCAGCACTTTCAGGTGCCGGAGGAAATGGTGGAGATTTGACTGTTACCGGGAACCTTTACGTTACCGGAAACGTAACATCGGTAGGTACAATCGCTAATATTCATGTCACCAACACGACAATCAAGGATGGGCTCGTCGAAATCGGTACGAATAATACGGATTTAGTGAATTTTGATTTGGGGCATATCTACAATAGACCTGTGGGAAGTTCGAATGTAGCCGTGTGTTACGATGCGAGTGCTACAGAATTCGTGATCGCGTATACTGACAGTAGCGCTATGGAAGTTTCCAATATTGTCACACTTACAGAAGATGACAAAACGATGAACGTTCACGTGTACGGTAAATTGTACACAAACTCGAACATCGGGGCTGCGAATACAGCACCTGTACACACCCTCTCTGTAGGTACGAAGTGTTTTATCGATGGTGATGGGGATTATTCGAACGTTATCGAAGCGCGTGGTAATACGTACACGACTGGGAATGTATACGTCGAAGGCGGTCTCATCACAAATACGGGTGGTGTCACTAAAAAGACGTACAGTCATCAAGGTACGTACGCTAGTGGTACATCAGTCGCAAACGCAAAACTTACATTGACGTTTTCGCAACACGCCTTTTACGCTAAAATTGTCGCACAACTCCTCGATAACCTCGATACAGAAGTGAGTACGATGACCCTCGATATAGCCGGTGGTGAACGCGGCGGTGAGGTGGCATCATCGTTAGACATTGCGATGGGACCCATGTCTATTTTCGGAAATACAAACACAAACCCGTGGAGTTCTACAGTTGACATAGCACCTACAACAGTTGCCATTAAACCCTCCTTTAATTTGACCTCCGGTAATTATAACATTTTCGTCGAATACATTTCCCGTAATACAGCCGGTGAACTTACGAGTTTGACTGTAGGTACTGGTTCGGCTATCCCATTCGGATACTAAATACACACTCTCTCCAAATGACCTGTTCGTCATTTGCAAAGATGTTTTTTATATAAGCTAAATATAGATGGCGCATACGAACGTCCAGCTAGTTTCAGGAAACCTCACTACAGGTGGAGAGGATCCTACGTTTTTCATTGACAGGGTTAATAACAAGATTGGAATAGGAGGTGTACCTGACACGAGTGGTGACGATTCGTCAAACGTTTTACAAGTTACTGGGAGTATGCTCGCCACGGCATATCACGGAAGTGGGGAATACCTGACAGGTATTGAAAGTTCACAATGGTTACATAATGCGGGTGACGCTACGAAAATATACTATAACGGTGGAAATGTCGGCATCGGAGTGGATAACCCGAATTCGAAGTTAGTGGTTGACGGTGATATAGATATCACAAACGGGAGTTTGAAGACGAACGGAACTACTGCTATATTCAGTAACTGGGCGACCGATACTAATGGAATTAATCGCAATGGAAATGTTGGTATAGGAGGTGACGCAACCGCTACAAATACACTCAAAGTACATGGCGACATTTACGCAACCGGTGATGTCATAGCATCTTCCGACAGACGTCTCAAAACAGATATCAAACGCATCGAGAACGCACTCGATAAGGTGTGTGCCATCGGAGGGTACACGTACGTGATGAACGATAAACCGTCCACGGGCCTCATCGCACAAGAGGTCCTAGAGGTTCTCCCCGAAGTCGTACACGGTTCAGAAGAGACAAGTTACTCTCTCGCATACGGGAACGTCATCGGGTTACTCGT